TTTGGGTTCCAACTAAACCATAATTCTGAATCTGGCTTGCGTATTGTTGGGCGGAGCAGGTCGAGACTCTTCTGGCTCATGCTCTGAGCTTCTTCTACCCATGCGCGGTCATATCCTTCTAGCGACTTGATAGAGTCTGCGGTGTGGTTCTGCATGCCTTGGAAGATGATTATCCCGTTTCCGTGGCGGGATTTTATAACCGACTCTTGAATGTCAAAGTAGCTCTCTACTCCGAGATCCTTGATCTTGTTCTCTATTAGGCGCTTTACTGACTGGTTAAGGGATTTCTGTATCTCACGAACACAAACGCTTGATTGGCTCTGGTCTGCGACATGCTCCTCAACCAATAGCTCGGCAAAGAAGTGTGACTTTCCGCTACCCCTGCCGCCGTGAGCGCCCTTATAGCGTGACGGCTCAAGTAATGGCAGCGCCCATTCAGGAGTTGGAATCTGGAGCTTTGACAATGGTTCGCTCTATCTTTCTTATTTCAATCCCGCCGCTTATCTCTTGCTCGCTCTTATCCTTCCAGCCGAAGTTGTTTTTCAGGTTGAAAATGGTTCCTGTAACCGCTTGACCTGCAAGCCTTTTCTCTAGCGCAACCTCAATTCTTTGCTTTGCCCTTTTTATAGTCGCAGAAAATCCATCCTTTTCACCATAAGCCCTTAATGTTTCTGTGGCTATATCGAGATGATAAGCAAGCCCTGATACTGTCGGAGAAAACAGCTTTATACCGTCCCCGTATATGGTGTGCGCATCTTCAGAGGCGAAGTATTCCTCTATCTTCTCTTGCAGCTCCTCTGCGGATTCAAATGCTAATGGTCTACCGGCTGGCATGTTGCTCATTCTCCTGGTGAGGAAGTGTTATCACCGTTACGCGAGACGGCCTCGCTTACCTTGTGCCAATTATACATCACTTCTTCGCCACAGAGAAATCCGCGCCTTTTCATATAATCACCATTATAGCAGTCTATTGGGGTTATTTCTGCTCTTTTAGCTCTCGGATGTCTCTAGCTATCACATTATCCGTATGTCCATACTCATCAGCTACAGAAGCACACTTCTCAACTATGCTGTCGTGATAGGCTGATAAGCTCTGTGCTGTGGTTAAGTTTCTGAAAACTCTGTACAACCAATAATCTTGTGGAAACGTCAGGTCTAAAACAACCCTAGCATGGCTATAATCGCTATTTACCATTGGCGTTTCTCTGTATTTGTCAACCTTGCCAACCTTGCCACATAACAAGGCGTTCAACGTGGATTCTTGCTTCTCCCGGCAGTCACCACTACACTCTTCTGGAAAGGCTTTTCCACATTCACATAAATTCATTTTGTACCTCCTCCTGTTTAATTGTTTCTTGCTGTGGGGGTTGGCGAAGAATGGCTGTTGCTGGATTAAAAATGTAGTAATCAAACTTTTAGGGATGCACTCGCACATAGACTCGGCCCAGCCATATACCGTACCACTCTTAATATCTTTAACAATCAACCCTCCGTGGCAGTTGACGTGTAAGACCTCCGCTACATTGTGCATTCCAGTCAAGGTGCAAAAGCATTGCACAGCTAAATCTCCGACATCAAACTTGCCCATCTCACTCTCCCTTAATAATCTAAATCACTACCTGTTAGCTTGGCTGTTATAAGGCGCTTACAACTACTTTCATAACCTGCATATATTTCTTGGCTTCTTTCCAAGGCGCTCCAGTGTGGTTTTCTACGGCGGCAATAGCAGCCTTTCTCCGATACTCTACGCCAAGTAAAATACCGAAGTTGTACCATCCCCATGCAACCGTATCATTTGGCTTCTTCACTATAATCACCCCCATCAATGCGCCTTATAACAAGGCGCCAAACAAATGGACGGTCGCTGTCGCTCCCGCCTGTTAGCTCTGATACTTTCATCTCACTACTCTCCCTCTGTCTGTTGTGGGTTGTTGGGTGGCTCTGGTTGTGGCATCCAGTGGGTTACATATAAAACGCTATTACTCCACACATCTTCACCCAGAATAAACTTACCTTTATAATATGAAACTGAAGTGAGCCTCTTCCCAAACTTTTTG